CGGGCTGGACCCGGCGAAGCATGGAATTACGCAGCTTGCCTACATTCTCGAAGTGGATGGGCACGAAAAAGCCGTTGGTTGTCTTTACGCGAACCCTTCACCGTGCGTTATCAACGATGAGGCGCTGAAAATACAGGGCTTAACGCTCAAAGAGCTTGAAGATAGGCCGCCAGCGGCTCAGATGTACAACATGCTCATTGATTTGTTCGACACGTACGTTGATAAGTTCGATAAAGAGGACAAGTTCTTCGCCGCAGGGTACAACGTGGGCTTTGACATGAACTTTTTGCGCGCTCTGTTCCGCCGATTCGGCAATAATTACCTCGGCTCGTACTTTTACTACCCGGTTATTGACCCGGCAGCGCTCCTGCCGTGGCTATTACGCTACAATCTTGTCGATATGCCTGTGAACTTTAAGCTGTCGACTGTGGCTGAGCTACTGGGCCTGCAGCTAAGTGACGCGCATGACGCTATTGCAGATATTAGAGCTACTAAAGAAGTCTCAGAAACCTGTTTCCAAAGGATTGCCGACTATGCTACGACGAGCACTTAACGAACTGTTTGCATACTTCATCACCGGTCTTGTAATCTTCTATCTGGGGCATATGAGCGGGTCACAGAGCAATCTTTGGCCACTTCTCTTAGGTGTGGGGCTAACAGTTGCCTACGCGACTAACAGCGCCCTCAGAGAGTTTCTGCAGGCCGCAGCAGAAGACCGTATGTTGTCACTCCAGAACTTTGTAAACGATCTTGTTAGCGAGACAGAGTTCTTGCAGAACGATCTGCCAGAAGAAGACGAGGACGAATAGTTTGGCCGGAACGAGACCGACACCGACTTTCGAGATCAGGCCCCATCCGCAAGCGCCCGATTTCCGCACCATGGAAGACGGCTCGAAGATCATTAAAGAACTCTTTGAGACCGTTAAGAGCGGCCACTTTTCTACGGCTAACGCCGAAATCCGGAGCTATCTGCGGCAGGCAGGACTCGTGAGTTTGTGGTTCTTTCTCAAAGTGATCGCTGGGTACTCCGGCCCGTACGACCGCCTCAACACTGATCTTCACCTGGACATGTGCAACTTCCGCCAAAGTACCGCGTGCATGCAGCCCGGAGCGCGTGCTGCGATCTTCGTGCCTCGCTCAACGTTTAAGTCAACGATTGCCACACACGGTGCGAACAGTTGGGAAATCATACGTGACCCGGACATCAGAATACGTCTCGTCAATGCAATCAACGCCAAAGCTGTCGCCTTTCGACAGACTTCCCAGAGAACCTTCGACTCCAATGAGTTCTTTGCGTGGCTCTATCCAGAGTTCGTAGGCTCCCGTAATATGCGCCGCTGGAGTGATACTGACATGGTTGTGCCGAACCGTAAGCGTTACTACAACGAGCCAACCATTAAGGAAGGCGGTGTCGGCGGCGCGGCTGAAGGTGACCACCACGACTTGCTTAACCTCGATGACTTGATCGGTCTTGAAGACCTGGACTCGAATAAGCAAGCAGCCGCTGGCATGGAGCACTCAAAGAATTGGTACCGCACGAACGCGACCGCTCTTCTTGTGAGCCCGAAGCGAAGCCGCATCATTCTTGTGGCGACCCGGTACGCCATCGATGATGTGTACCAGCTTGTTATTGACGACGCCCGGAAGTTTGTCGGCTATCAGGACGAGCATTTCAGTTTGCGTCCAGACGGTAGGTTTATCATTTACTACCGTCTTGCGCTTGAGCCGAACTACGAGACCGGCGAAGAAGAGCCGATCTTTCCCGAAGAGCTTTCCAAAGAAGAGCTTGCCCGCATAGCAGAAGATGATATGTGGACCTACATGACGCAGTACATCAACTTGCCTCAGAAGACAGGCTTGGCTGAGTTTTATAAGTACGACGCCAAATTATGCTCCGTACAGTGGTCGGATCGTCTTGGCGACTGGGTAATACAGAAACTCGGTACGCCCAACTGGGACGAAGAGAACGGCTTTCTCGCTCTTCGCGATCTTGATGTAGTGATGAGCGTCGACCCTGCAGGTACGGAGAAAGGCATAAAGGCTAAGACTTCTCGTAGTAGTGTTGGCGTGTGGGCCATGGACGCGCACGAGAACTGCTACCGGATCGCTGAGCGCGTCGGGTACTTCGCCGTTGAAGAGCTCTTTGATGCGATCTTCGAGTTGCACAAGCAGTTCCCTGGCTACATCAGACTTACTGTTATCGAGTCAAACGCGATGCAGAAGATCATCGTGCCGCTGTTGCGTGCTCAGGAGCTTGAACGAAACATCTTCATTAACGCGCAGCCATTCGCTGCGTCGGTTGATAAAACGGCTCGGATACGCAATGTTGTGGGTTTGAAGCTCAGTCATGGTAAGATATACTTGGCTGATGGATGTAGAACTAACTTCATCGAAGAGAAGAACAAGTTTCCAATGTCTGCTAAGATGGACGTTCTTGATGAATCGGAGAAAGGTATCAGCGCGCTTCATGCGCCGGGTAAGGCTGAAGAGCTTGCTGAGGACTTGATGAAGGAAGAAGAGGCGATGCTTGAAATCGCGAACACACAGTTCGGTTACTAACGAGGTACGTTATGAGTGACTACGTAGAGATTGAAGTTGGAGATGATGATGCCAGTGACGAGGCCCTTCTCGGTCAGGAAGAAGAAGTTATTGCCGATGAAGAGAATCGTAAGGAGCTGATCGAATACCTTTGTACTGAATACGAAGAAGAAGAGGCTTCTCGCGAGGGCCGCAAGGAAGAGTGGGCGCTGTGGCGTAAGATGGCCGAGGCAGAGCCGCTGGTGAAGACGAAGAATACGCCGTATCGCAACGCCTCGAATGTTACGCCGCCACTTACGCAAAGCATCTTTCATACCGCGTACGCGCACCTGAAGCAGATGTTTGATGCGCGCAATCCGTTTTGGACTGTCCGCGCGAGCCGTAAGGATGATCAGGAAGATGTGAAGCGCGCGAAGGTTCTTACCAAGTATCTTGATGTTCTTGCACGTAGCGAAAGCGATCTTCACCTGGAGGCTGTGAAGCAGCAGTCGCTCAGTGATGCGGCGCTCATGGGTACGGTCTTTATGAAGGTGCCTTGGGTCGCTGAGAGCACAAATTATAAGCGCCGCGACAGTACGGGTAACCTTGTCGAAGAGACTATCTATAAGCGCTTTGGCCCTCAGATACAGGTAGCACCTCTTGACCGTGTGGTGTATTCGCCTGAGTTTAGTGCTATACGCGATATGCCGTGGGTCGGTTACACGATAACGCTACCGAAGCACGAGCTTGCTAACCGGGGTATGAACGGAACGTACGTGAATGTGGATGAGGTTATGCAGTGGGGCGACACGAGCAAGGATGCGCTTGACAGGCAGCGTGACGAGGCTCGTGGTAGCGAGCAGAAAGCGTATGCTGATCAGTTTGATATCACTGAGTTCTTTGTCCAGTGGGACGTTGATCAGGATGGTATGTACGAAGACATCATCATTACCTTGCACGTTCCTTCACGGACTCTTCTTGACATCAGGTTCAATGATCTACTTGAGCGCGATATTGTTGAGGCGAAGTTCATTGCTCGTAACTATATGGTTGAAGGCCGTGGCATTGGGCAAATGACGAAAAGCATGCAGTTAGAAGCAGAGGGCATGCATAATGTGCGTAATGATAACGCGAAGTTTGCAGCGATGCGCATGATCGCGATGAACAGGGCCACTGCGCGGGAGAACCGGGAGTCAATCTATCCGGGTAAGATATGGAAGACTGAGAACCCGCATCAAGATATTGTGCCGATTCAGCTTGGCGAAGTGTATCCGAGTAGCTTTCAGGCTGAGCAGCAGGCAATGATGCTTGCTCGTGAAACTACTGGCATTTCTTCAGTCATGGGTGGCTTCAGTGATCCGCGACTTGGCTCTCGAGATACGTTTCGCGGGCAGAACATGCGCATGCAGCAGGGGCAGGGCGTGTTTGCTTCGATTACGACCGGTCTCAAGAGTGCGTTTCGCCAAGTAGGGCGGCTTGTTTATTATCAGCTATGCCTTCACCGGGATGAGGTGATTGCGCGCGAGCAGAAAGCAATGCGGCTTTCGCAGGAAGAGATTGATATTCTCAGTGAAGCGCTGAGCATACCGATTCAGGATATCCCGATCCGGATGAGCTTCGACATATCGACTACCGATATTGACCAGACTTTTGAATCGAAGAGGCAGAACATGCTAACGCTCACGCAACTTTACTCGCAGTGGGCACAGGAAGTCACGCCGATTGCGCAGCTTCTCTTTGGACCTGAAGGACAGCAGATGCAGCAGGCAGCGCCTGAGATGTATAAGCACTTCCTTGATGTGTACGTTGGCTCAACGAGTATGCTTCATCGGATTTTTGAGTTCTTTAACGAGGATGATGTGGATGAGTACGTGCCTGATATTGAAAGGTACAAAGCGCTTCAAGAGATTCTTCATCTCGGCGATCAAGAAATTGTGAAGCAGAAGAAGCAGATGATCGCGATGATGCGAGCAGCAGAGGAACAGGGCGGTATGCCTCAACCAGCAACCCAAGGCGGCTTTGAGCCGCAACAAACTATGTTCGGTGAAGGAGCAATGATGTGACAGGCGAAGGTGTTTACACAGATCAGTTGGTCTTAGATGAAAGCTATCAAGAGCTTCATGATGCGCTTCAGTTGATGTTTGATTCTGATGCATGGAAGTATGTGGAGCAGGTGCTTACAGCGTTCAATCTTGAAGCGATACAGGCGCTCACCAACCGTAATACCGATCTTGAGCTGATCCGGTGGTATCAGGGCCGATTGGCGGTGCTTGAAGATGTGCAGCGTTTCTTGAAAGATCAGGTAGACTTCAAGGAGGAAGTTAATGAAGACGAACATGTTTGAGATGTTTCGGTTTGCGCCAAGTTATGAAGGCGATGGGTCGTACGATGATATTGAAATCATTCCACCTGACGAGCCGGAAGAAGAGGAAGACGATGGAAAGGTTACTCTTTCGCGTGAGGAAGTCGAAGCGCTGAAGCAGAAGGCTGACTCTACCGAGCAGCTTCGGCAGAGTTTCCTTGAGTACGCGGAGAAGGCAGCGCCTGCTAATAAGCGCCCAGAAGAGCCTGAGCCGCAGCAGCCGGGTGAGACTGATGAGCAGTTCCAGAAGCGCATCGAGAAGGAAATATTTGAGGAAGGCAAGACTACCAATGCGCTGAGAGAGTTCATTGACCGGTATGCTGGGCCTGTTGTGAATCAGCAGAATGCTCAGTTAGCTGAGGCGAACAAGAAGTTGCTTATGATGGACTCTGAGACAGGGCCAAAGTTTCGTAAGTACAAGAGTGAGATCGAAGAGTTCGTTGCTTCACTTCCGCGTGTGCAGCAAAGTAATCCTGAGGTATGGAACTATGCGTATCGGGAAGTTGTGAACGGTCGGCACTCCGATGATGAGATGCAGGACATAATTGAACGAAAGGTGCAGGAAAAACTACGAGAGATGGGCTTGGGTGATGTTGAAGAAGGCGCTGAGGAAGTTGTTCAACAGCGAACGCAGCAGGCGATTAGTACTCGTAATGCAAGCGTGAGTCCTCAGCGAAAGGTTAAGCGCGTGAGAGCGACAGATACCGACAGAAAGAATGCCGCAGAAAGCGGTGTTTCCCTTGAGCACTACATGAAATACTACAAGAGGTGATGAACTATGGCAGTGAAAGCAAGCGAAAAGAAAGAAGCTATCGATAATGCGATTGAAGAGAACGCGCCTGAGGCAGTTGTCAATAAAGGTAAACAAAGCTCTAATAAGAAGAATTACGGGGAAAAGAAAAGTGTTTCCGTTGCGACCGATCTCGATACGGTCTTAAAATGGGTCGCAGAAGGACAGACACTTGTGTTTGATTCTGCTTCGTTCAAGGAGCTTCCACCTGCGGTGCTCAACGATTTGGATGTTATCAGCCGGGATAATTACCGGTGGGCTGAAGATCGTCAGGTATCGAAGAAGAGTTTTGCCGAGCGACGCCGGGAACAATATGATCGAGAGATCATGACCATTTCTGGTAATGCAAAAGGCAGGCTGAATCGGAAAATGCAGGTAGCGAACCGGCCTCGTAAGGGCTGGCATGCTACGTGGCTGACACCGAGTGATTGGGATGATTGGGCGAACGAGGCAGGGTATCGGCAGGTGAAACTGGCGAAGGACGAGAAGGAAGAGCTTGGCCGGGAAACTGGAAAGCCTGTTCGTATCGGACCTGAGGATATGCCAGAACTGCTCCTTTGTGAGATACCTGAGGAAGCCTATCAGAAGCACCTCCAGGCGATCTCGCGTAAAAGTAGGCAGCGTTATTCAACGCAGAAGCAGCAGTTTGCGCAGGGCGTTGATAAGCTGAATAGCGATATGGGTCTCTCAAAAGATAAAGCAATGACGCCGAGAGACTTCGCAGAGAACGACTTTTAACGGAGGTAACGTTCTATGGCTACTATAAATTATCCGGGTTCTCTCGGGTATCACAGGCGAGAAGGCGGTACTGGTGCAAACGGTCTTATAGAACTCGATGCAGCGACCGGACTTTCTGTTAAGAAAGGCGATCCTCTTGTTGTGACTGGCGGTGAGGCGGACTTTATTTCGGCTGCGACGGATCATGTGTGGGGCATAGCCGCGCACGATTATCCGCTGACAGTCCTTCCTGACGTGCCTGAAAAGATTCTTGTGATTCCGGCTGACCGCAACAACGTGTTTCACGTGGAGACTGCGGGAAGTACAAACTTCACCAAGGCGATGATTGGGACTACTCGAAACTTTACTGGAACTACCTCGGGTTCGGTACAGCTTGATATTAGTGGAGCTGGCACTGACTTCATGATCGAAGGGATCATGCCTGGGTATGAGTTTGGAAACGCTAACGTGCGCGTCTTTGGTCGCTACGTTGTAAGCGCCTATCTTGGTGACTAAGGAGGTAACGTAAAATGGCTGGTGTAATGAATACAGGGACCCTTTCTCAGGTACTGAGTAAGGACCTTGAAAAATGGTTTATGGACGAGTTTAGTCGTCACCCTGAAGAGTGGAAGACGATTGCCAACGTTCAGACAATGGACTCCGCGTATCACCGCGAAGGTGAAGGCGTGGGTCTTACCGCTATGCAGGAGATGCATGAAGGTCAGGCTGTTCCGATGGAGCAGTTTGAGCAGGGTAACACGAAAACAATTCAGCCTCGTAACTGGGGCCTGGGTGTTCAGTTTACCCGTAACGCTGTGGAAGACGATCAGCAGGGTGTGTTTAAGCAGGGCATGCAGGAACTTGGAAAGGCTGCCGCGTATACGCGCGACCTTGAGTTCTTTGATATTCTCAATAGTGGCTTCACAACCGCTCGTGTGGGTCTTGACGGTAAGGAGCTTTTTGCTGACGATCACCCGGTCTTTGGGACAGGCGAAACGAACAGCAACTTGTTTGCTGGAAGTCTCTCAAAGACTGTGCTTGAAGCGATGATGGATCATTTTGAAGAAATGAAGAATGACCGTGGCGTGCCTATCATCATGAAGCCGAAAGTTCTTCTCATTCCGCCCAAGCTGAAGTGGCGCATGAAGGAGCTTATGCTCAGTCCGTTCGATCCGGAAACGGCGAACAATACTGTGAACACGGTTCATGACGAAGGACTTACCTATATGGTCGGGCACTTCCTTGAAAGTGACACTGCGTTCTTTATGCTTACTGAGAAGCAGGCGCATGACCTTCGCTTTGTGTGGCGGCGTAATCTGGATTTCCGCACTTGGGATGATCCTAATACGGAGAATGTTCTGAGTGCCGCAAGCATGCGCTTTGTCACCGAGTTCTACCGGTGGAGAGGCGCTGTAGGGTCCCCAGGAGTATAAGCCATGAAAAGAGTACCGACGACAGTTTTCAAGAACGGTGTCAATCGGTACTTGGCAATTGGTGTAGGCGGTGCTGCTGGCGCGATAAGCGTTGCTGGCGGCATTCGACCTGGTGATACCATTGTTCAGGTACTGGGCATTGAGTATTCCGGAACCGGCGATACAATGATCGACTTGTCTGACGAGTTTACTGTTTCTGACGTGAACGAAATCAGCAACACGGGAGGCACGGCGACTACTTCGCACCTGCTTTTTGTGACCTACGATCAGAGCCCGGCTAACGTGAAACTTGATGTTAGTCTTTACACTCCGTAAGGAGTAGAAGCCGCTCCAAGCAAGGGGCGGCTTTTTTTGCAAGGTATGAAATATGAGCGAGTTCTTTTCCAGTGACTTTCAAGATGACGGGCTGAATATTGTGTATCGTCCGGGTGTGCGTGTTCATGTATGCTCTAGCGCTACTTCTACGTATAGTAGTGTAGCTGGTGTTTCGCTCGGTTCAACAACCGACATAACGATTACTGGACCTGAAGATGGCTCATCTAATAATAGTCGGCGTATC